GTGTCTTCGTCAAGACTACCCTTATAGCCAGTAGCGGCTTGTCCGGCATCCACGAATGCTTTCATCATCGCATCATAAAATTTCTTGAAATGTGTACCATCCGTGATGTTGTTATCCGTGGCATAGGCATTAGCAATCGCACCCCAATAATTGTTCATCATTACGATGCCACCAAGCGATGTTTGCTGGTCCATCGGTTGATTCGGGTCATAGGCATTAAGCACACCGCCAATAAATTGCAGGGCTTCGTTGCGGAGACTAACACCACTAGAATCCACAAGATTATACAAGTCCGTCAAAGTTTTCGGTATCTCAAGATTCTGCCCATTGGCATTCTTGTATGCGATATAGTTTTGCAGGGCGTTGATGAATTGGATTCGTGTAATGATATAAGCCGATTGCCAACCCTCAAAAGCCGTCTTCATCGCATCCGTGACAACCTTGCCAAAGATAACAGAGACATCGGTACTCTTGGCATTCGCATCAGTTTGGATGTCCGTTCCGTTAATTGTGGTCTTGGATGTATCAAGTTGTGCGAAAGTTTTACAAGTGATTAAGGGGTGTCTTTCCGGGCCATTACCCCTATCATAATCACGACGGGGATAAAAATTGTTCACACCCGGAATGAATGCATCCGTGTACGAACTACCCCAATAATTCAAGGCTTGTCGAAGCAACTGCATCGTATTCGGCAAATAATATGGAATGCCGTTGAGATACCAAGTTTCCGGGTTCTGGTAATCAAATTGAGTAATGTACGATGCATCCCTAGTGACCATTATGGGGTCCGGCATCGGAAGCGGAATCGGGCAAAAACCTTTACCCGGTGGATTATTAGACACCGGGTAGCCATTAAGTTGTGATGCTATTGCCGGCTTATACCAATATGCCGTAGTGACATTTGGTACGATACTATCCAGCAACGGCAAGGGCATAATCTTGACATACAAAGCACCCCACCACTGCTGAATCATGGCGATATAAGTCTGCAAGCAAAGCATACCATCCGTCATTGAAATCAATGCGAGAACGGTAGCCTTGATAGCCGCTTTTGCACCTGCCACCATATCCGCAGACATACTCCCGGTTTGGGTGGCAAGAAGACCCATCATATCATAAAGATACCAATAGTTCGCTTCGCCCATATAACGCCGAAGAATAGGTGTATCTTGTAAGATTTCCCATGCTTCTTTTGCGGCATCAAGGGTCATTGTACCGGTAAAATCAGCCCCAAGGTCATTGAGCTTGTTCAACATTTCTTCGTACATCTTAACGATTTTATCAAGGCGTTTTTCCCAAGCCTTGAGTTGTCGGTCGATTGTACGGAGCGATGCATTTTTACCCTTTATCAAAGGAGCAACCAAAAAATGCATCGTCTCATAAGCCTTTCTAGCACCGAATACCGTTGCTTCAACGAACGAATTATTCTCGGCGGTGGCAACCCCTGCGTTGTCATCGCCAATAGAATCGGAAGCTCCATCGTCTTCCAAAAGCGAACCAATAGCGGAAAATAAGGACATTGACTAGCCCTTTCTCATATTGACCTTGTTCAAGATACCCTTATCCATAATGTAGTTGATGTATGCATAAAGGTGTTTGCAAGGGGCGGCGATTTGTTTCGGATTGTTAATCTTTTTATTCGGGAAACCAGTAGCCGGGTTCGTGGAACGAATCTTTGCCAAGGGGTCTTGTACATAATATGTGAATGCAGGGCAAGAACACTTAATGTATGACACTGGACTCAAAAAACTTACCTTACCGGCTTCATCTCTCTGCAATTCAATAGTCATCGTGTAAAGACCAGTAGAACCAACGGCAGAACCCTCAAGGACTACGGACCCTTGATTCTTCTTCGCACGGAGATGGCGAACCTTGGGCATCGCCTTACCCTTAAAAAGAGCGTGGTAGTTATTTGCAAGTTGTCGAAGCGGTATGTACATATTAGACCTCGTTTTACTTAAATATAACTAAATACTAGGTCGTGACCCAACCTTTTTCGGTATAATAGAAACCTTGTTTGGATATAGTGTATTGCTCCGTGGTATTGGTCTGGGCTTGAGCAACGATAGGAGAATCAAGAGATGGACGGCTATAATAAAAAGAACCCTCGGCTACTTGCACCGTTCCACCGGTCGGTTCGGGATTCGGAGATACCGGGGTATCTTCTTGTACGTCGTTAAGCAAGTAAGCAACATCTTTTCGGAATTGCTCGAAACCCGCTTCTGCCCCCGAATGATTACACCACATGGCAGGGCAAAGTTTCCCGGTCACTTGATTGTGCATCACGATATTGGAAACCTTGATGCTAAATTCATCGCAGAGCCAAGCACAAAGTTGAATTGCCGACATATAGGTATCATTACTAAAATACCAATCGTCATCCATAGGGTCACATTTCTTTCGGCCGGCTTTGCAAGAGCAAATTTCAACATTGATAGAATTGCTATGCCCCACGATACCTGCGTGGCTCATTGCCATCGGACCAGTATATGCGGATGGCCCCCAACCCGGTACAATGCATTGGTTCTTCTTGCCAACGGCAGAGCCACAACTGTATGTACAATAGTAAGTCTTGGGGTCCACCATCTGCCAAATTCTTCCGGGGCCAACCATATAATGAGCATTAGAACCACGCTCATTGTAGGACTTGTAGATGGAAAGCATCGCCCCGAAACTATCAGAAAATCCGCTAGTAAAATGAACAACGATATAGGCAGGGCGATTCCTGCCCCACCTTTTAATATTGCTCCAAAGGCGATATGTAGATGTCATAGACGGCTTGGAAACGGACATAATGCCCCCGACTAATAGATTTCTACGGTCATATCATAGCGGTCAAAAGGGGCATCCGTTGTGCCAGCGGCGAAACACTTGATGCGACCGGACAACTCGAATCCTTCGGGTGTCGTGGCAGACAAGTTGTATGTCTTCGTGTTCACACCACCGGAGCCGGATGGGTTATTGTACCCCCCATTGTCCGCACCGATTTCAAACTTGACATTAGGGAATGCTCTCTTGAGAGCGTCACGGATATTCCAAACACCACTCCAATCCGTATCGTGGAAAAATCCCCTAGATAGGGGATTAACTACTTTTTGCATAGCATCCCTATACTCTTTGCGAGTGTGGGGTTTTGCAGATGTTTCATTTACGGTAATAATCATAGGTTGGAACTCCTAACCTAAATATAAGTTATTTCGTAGCCTTGAGTTCTTCATCAATGAGTTCGGACTGCAAGCGTTCCCACATTAACATCGCATAAGGTGCGATAAACTTATGATAAAGAGATGCTTGAATCATACCAACAAGAATTGGCATAGGAACTCCGGTCATAGCCCCAGCAACGACGCTAGATAAGACATCGTGTGCGGCATTAGTTGCCATTGCATAAGCCATTACAAGGGGAACATCGTTGCCGTGTTCGAGCTTGGTAGAAGCAAGTTCCTTGAACGACTTGTACATACTGTCCTTGCGGGATTCAATCTTTTGGATAATCTCGCCAAGGTCATTCTTATTGAAAATCTTGGATGTTTCCTTGAATCGCTTGAGAGTGTCTTCAAAATCGGATTCAAAAACTTTCTTGAGTTCTTCGATGTCTTCGTTATCGTGTTCTGCCATAATTGGCCTCCTTATTGATACGACTAGAATATAAGTAATTATCAATGGGTTGTCAAGAGATTTATTGAAAATTATTTGATACAAATATATTACATTGTCAATCGTTCCAAAATTTCTTGATAACACCCTCTTTAGCATATCGGGTAATCGACGAATATGCAGATGTCATATTGCTATAATGAGTAGGTACGATAGCCAATAATTGTTGAAGATTATATTCGGGATGCTTTTCCGCTTCAATCCGTAGGGCATCAATCGTCCTTGAAAATGTAGTGCTTCGCTTACCCAACTTACTTCCGGCAGGGGTCTCATTCTCCCCTAATCGGTCAAAGATAGGTTTCCAATAATCCCAATCTGCGGGATAAACAAAAATATCGGGATGCTCCCACGGAACTGGTGGAACAAATGGATTATCGTGTGTTCCGAACCTAGCACCCCATTCTTTATCAACGATAATAACACCAAGCCCCAATTCTTGAACAATGATTCGTTTTGAATCGTCATGGAGCGTTCCGGTCGGTACGGCTATGTACGATACGGAAGCAACACTTCGCCATCGGCAAGCCTGGGCAAGAACTTTAAAATTGAACTGGGTCTTGGCTTCTATTGTAAAAACTCGCTTGCCATCTTCATAGACCATATCACACGACACACCCGATGTACCTACTTCTTCGTGAAGATGGAATCCGGGAAAAAGATTGGATTTCTTGATAGCGTTGCAAAGTTCAACTTCGGAAAATTTAGGTGTCGGCTGTTTCATAGGTTTTACCTTTTTTATGGGAATAACATTTCCCCGAATACCCAAAATGCCCATATTATCTCAAGTATTGAACATCGTCTTCTTTAAACGCTGTTCGCTCCCAATTCTCAATAAAATAAGACACGGGAATATTGGCATAATCTAAAGATGGAAACACGATAACGAATCCATCGCTAGGTTGATACTCACACGATATGTCGGAATCCCAATCAATCTTGGCTTGAACCATAACGGCTATCTCTTGACACGTTGAAGATAGTCTAGTGTTTAATGTTTCCGCAGACTTTAAAAGATTTTCTAATTTACTCATAGTATCTCCTAAATGTTTACACTCATAAGCAATGCGTCGTTCCCACACCAATTCCGTAAAATATTAGTCATAGCATACTTGATATGTGTCGCATAAAACTTTGACCCAGACACAATGCTATGCACATCACTAGAATCTTTCTTTCGCAGATTACCAAAATAAAGGTCATCATAGATGGGGAACATCTTATGAGCCAATTTAGGATTTTTCTTTACGGTTTCCATCCGAACTTTAAAATCTGCAAGGTCATTAAGTGTAAGAACAAAATCCCAATCATTATTTTTTGGTTTAAGTTCATTAGTCTTCGGAGCGAGCTTGAGATTACCACGATTACGATTAAGAACCCATTGAACAACCCAATAAGCATCCGTCATATCAAGTTGTGGCAATTCAACGAGCCTTGCAAGTTGCTTATAACTTTGATTCTTTCGGTAAGCGTCAAACCATTCGTCAAAATCTTCAAAAGACACAAGCCGATGCAGGGAAAAATCTTTAACCGACTTGATACTTCGTTTATGGGAATAAACTTCTTCCATTTCGCGGTCTAACCGTTCCATATCGGTGTCCATCTTTTCTTTATACTTTGTATAAAGATTAGTCTCGATTTTATCAAGATACTTCCAAGACTTTTTAAAGCCGCCAACATAATCGGCATTCACAAGAAACCAATCAATGCTTATTCCCATCATAATTCTCCGAATTAAAATATTCAACCATCTCATTTGCTAATGATTCCGTCCGATTTAAAGAATCGGTACTTACTGCGACAAATTCCCCGCAAATAATCCAATCGTGTTCATCGCCATCAACCGGGGAATCGTTATGCAAATAAGTGTCAATAGGACTATCGCACCCATCACGAATGCTAGGGGCTATGAGCAATGACTTATCGTGTACACGGACAACAAATGAGCCTTGTTCATGGTCTATCGCAACTAAAGATAAGCGCCTAGCCATAATCAAATCTCCATATTTTCCTTGTTGTCAATTTTAATAAAATCAGAATGCTTCTTATCTAGCATAAGCCGTCTATTGCCTTTAACACGCCGTTGCCTATCGTGTTTAGGATTACATTTTCCATGATTGGAAAATCCACGGTATCTGCGATACTTTTGAAATTCGTTATAATTATTTTTATAATGAACACCATCGGCAAGCATAATGGCATCTTGCTTATCGCCAGTGTTTTCGGTTCGTAATACTTTACGGATTAAGCGGCGAACCCTGCCGTATGCATGGTCTCTCAAGTCTTTAATTGTCTCAAGCATCTTATGGCTCCGGAAAAAGTTTTTTCAATTCCGCTTCGAGACCGTCCACATATTTCTTATAATGAGATGCATCCTTGTACACATACGAATGTGAATAATACACGAAATTGGATAAAAGATTGTTTTTGCATTCCAAACTATGATACAAATACAAGACACCGATAAGTTCATTGTAAATAGCGATGTCGCAAGTTGCTGGTCTTCCGGTAGGTGTACCCAAAGTCCAATCGGGGATTTCCGTATCGGGTTTTTCCTTGTTGATTTTCTTCACAAATGCGTTTACTTGTTTAAGCATATCCATAATAGAACTCCTTAAATACGGCTACGATATTCCCAATGGCCATCCGGGGCATCCGCGTATGCATCCTTATGGTTTTCGTTATTAAGCATCTTGAGAAGCATAGGCAATTCGTTGTCATCAACGTTGCATATTCCATACGAAATGAAAGATGGGCGGTTGTGAGCATAAGTAGTATGATATTCAAGAGATGTCTTGAATCCGTGGCTATCAACAAAACAACAATGAGTGACCGTAGCGGTTTCATCAAAGATATTGTAGGGTTTATGATGATTCACTTGGACAAAATGGATATTAGGGAAAAAAGCCCTAACAGTCGCAGTAAATTCTTCTCTTATCATAATAATTCTCCTAAATTGTCAATCCTAAATCAGTCATTAAGCACTCGAATGGCTTATTATTCCTATAACCGAACCAAGACCGCATACGGAGACTAATAATATCTCCGATAGTTGTAATAGACTTGGAACATAAATTAAACATATCGTACTCTAATTTCTTCGGCTTCGGCAATTTCAAGAACATAGAATAAAGTTGATTCGCATTGTCTGCGATAGATACGGCATCCATCTTATTTACAACGGAATATTGTTTAGTGTCCGTATCATACGCGATATAACCATATACTAGATGTTTCTTCAAAGCCGTCCATTTCGATTTGAATAACTTCTTATCGGTATGTGATTCATATTCCTTGACGTACCCATTAAACGCTTCCAAATGGTCATCGCCAAAACTAAATGGGGAATTAAAAGAAAAATCAGTACCAACGAAAGCATAAATGATTTTCTGCATATTATTTCCTTTTGCCTAGACTCATCAAATTATCTGGGCTACAATGACTAAACACACCATCGGCATTAACGATGTAATCGCCACGCGGAACACAAAGAGTATTCGCAAGTGACAACTCAATCTTAATTTCATCCGTATCGGGATTCACACAAACACAACCAAGTTCAACATCCTTGAGAACCGTGGTTCGAATAGTTCTCCAATTATCGCCCATCCAACGAATAGCCACAATAGACCGGGGATGCTTCGGTTGCTTTGCAGTCACAACGGCCGTTTTTTCCGAAATGGCTTTAGACTGGTTTTTCAAAATATTTTTATGTTGTTTATTGTAATTCATAAATCAAGCCCTATTCCTATTCCATTGAACACAAACAAGCATATAAACCGTTTCCTTACCACCGGAGCAACAAGAGACACGGATATAATAATTCCACAAAACACTCCAATACTTTACAGAACCGGAATAATATTCAAGAGAAACCTTATCTTGAGAAAGACACAAAGGCTTACCATCAAAAAGGTGCAGTTCTTCCATACGCTTGACCATAGATACATTATCCACGGAACAATATTTTGAAAAGAATGTACCAATAGTATTCTTCAAGTATTGAGCCATATCAGTTTCATCTTTGGGCAAGTATGATTCAATATGTTCTTGGTGTTCCGTCTTGTAATACACGGCAATAGAATTAAAGCCCTTGCTTACATCAACCGCGTTGCTATTTTCTTCTGCCATAATGTTTCTCCCTTAATCAAGGTCAATATCTTCAAATTCGTAAGTGACATTATAATCCCCATTATCGCTCACGATGGACACCCCACGCCAGATATTCCAATTAGCGATATGTTGGGTCTGCCACTCAAAAAACTTGGTTAGCACCAAATCCGGTTGCTTATCAAACCCATTGTCTTCTTTGGGGTCATAATGCATCGTGGTCGGGGGGTTCGGGTCATTATTGTAGCGGTCCAGAAAAGTAATCTGGCAAGGCGATACAAAGGCTACAACCTTTACTTCTTTAACGAAATAGTCCACGATGCGATGGAGTTCATCTTGATTGAGACTACGGCACGGCCCAAACTTCAAGTCGTGTCTTCCATTCACATTGACTAGGAAAATGGTATTCGCAGACATAAAAAAGTCTCCTAATTATGGTGTTGTCCATCTTGAATATAACTAAATATCACGATGTTGTCAAGAGACTTTTGTAAAAATTTATGAAATTCCTAAAAACTATCTAGTGACTTACTCATTTTAGATATGATTCTTTTGGCTTCTTTCTTGTAATCCATTGTATCTTTAGAGCCAACGGCATTCCAAATACCAATAGTTCCGTCTGCATTGTGAACCCTAATGGTATGCTCCCGAATAAAAGTCTCACGGATGGACAATTTAATGAAATAGGGATATACAGCATTAGAGATATGATAACGAACCCCACCCACGTACATCAAATCCTTATGAGCCAAGTCTTGCTTAACTTCGGTCACAAAGAAAATTGTCGGGTTCATCATACCATTTCGTTCTTCGGGTAGATAGAAAGCTCTGCCGACCATATTATCCGAAAACTCCTTGATGCGAGTCTCCGGGGTGGGTTCGGGGATAAATGTTTCTGCGAGTGCATTACGGAGTCTATCTACCACTTTGATAAGTGACTCAAGACTTCGACATTTCCGCATAGACCATATAATTCCATTGATATGTCTTGGTATCTTTGTAGCCATAGTAGATATAATATACGGCAATACTAGAGCATTAAAAAAAAATCCCTATACAAAATGTATAGGGATTCGTGTTCATTTGAAGATAATATCAAGTGACATCTTTGAAAACAAAAAGACCCTCATCGTTTGACAACGGAATTTTGCCCCCTGCTACCGTACCCCAAGATGGGTTGCCATCGGAATCGGTCACAAGCACCTTGTTCTTGTCTTGTTCAGTCACTTCGGGTAATCCGTTTCCGGGTGCCGTAGTCACGGACAAGTCATCGTCTTCGTTTAATACGAAAGTATAAACAAGAGTACCATCGGAATCCGTCACCGGCCCGGAGAACACGAATGCCGACTTGGAATCTATCGTGGACAATGCAGAAAGTGGAACTATGGCAATAGAACCATCGGACTTGTGCCACTTGAGTTCGTGTAGCAAGCCCTTGTCATACATAGCCTTTACTTGGGCATAGGTCTTGTCTATTCGCCACCCATCTTGAGTGTTGTCTTCGGTAGGTGTACTTGCAGAACTAGCAACGGATGTATCGTGAAGCGATAGGGCTTCAACATATACATCGTAAGGGTCTATGCCGGGGGTGTATGGTTGTGACATAATCTACTCCTTTATTAGACGGACAAAATACTTTGACGATTTTGAATATGCACGGACGGTTGTACTAGATGAATGTAGTACCCTACCGATGGTTGTGTAAAGTGATGTAAGGGCTATGTATTCCATATTACATCATAGGCATCACGAGGAAACCGCAAAATGTCGCTGCAATACTGAATGAATTTCATCGTTTAAACTCTATAATATTTCAAAATCACGCAAACGTCCATCGACTGTCCGCATATTACCAATCTTTTTCAAGGTAATAGACTTGGATGGGCGTGTATTCAATGACACACTTAAAATAGAATCTCGACCGCTACCGTCTTCAATGGAATCAATTTTGCGAATATCAGCAATTCCAATCTCCTTAAAGCCCGTAGCCATAGAAGTTACTTGGTATTGATAAGTATAGGTCGAGTGTTTCCACACAACATCGGTATGTACATGACCACCCAGGAAGCAATAGAAGCCAACACCCGAATTTTTTTGACTGAAATCTGCGCTTACGCTGTATGCATAAGTTCCTCCGCCTTCTGTGTTGTAATAAGAAGCATCACCACTCATTACAATATTAGCGGAGTAGTTGCACCCGTTCACAAATGCGTCAATAGCATCGGCGAAGAAATCTGTTTCCATATAATTAAAGAGGTAATCGGGCAACGTGCGATACGTCGTGCTAAACAACTTGGTTGTATCAACTGATGCTAACGCCGAGAACGGGTTGTGCAATAATACGATTACGTTGTAGTCTTGTGGTGTAGAAAGCAACGTATCAAGGAACCATTGCGCCTGGTCTTGCTGGATAAAACGATAGTCCGGGCGGCACTTGTAAGAAGGCCACTTCGTCTTTACGCCAGTTGCAGTAAACATATTGATGTCGTTTACAGCCTGGAACGAATACTTCGTGTAGCCACTTACGTTGACAATATCGCCAGCAGAATAAGTAGCAGAACCCGAAATAGCAGGCTTGGAAGAATCATAGGTGACTGGTGCCCAAACTTCGTCATAAATAGAGAGGTCGGACTGGTACTCGCAAGGAACAATCACACGCAATTTATTCGCAGAAAAATCTTTATAATAATAAGCCTTACCGCTGGTGTATGCCCCATTGTCAAGCCATCCCTTTGTTACAAGAGGGGCTATAAAAGCATCGTACAATTCTTCCTGTGTTTTTCCGAACTGAACATAATAATCACGTCCGCAGTCGTGATTGCCAAGAGCAAGCACAACGGGTTTTATAGATTTTCTAATCGCATTGATAAAGTTAGTCCGGTCGCCACTATTAGAAAAATCGTCTTTCACGTAGTCACCAAGACCGAACACAGAATCTACGGTAGGTGTATCATTACCAAGACGAACAACATTATCAACAGATGTAGTATATCCGTGAGTGTCTGTACATATCACGGCTTGGAATCCCTTATAAGTTGAATCGAAATGGGTACTATTCAAATGGTAGTGGCAAGCTGCAAGCATACCAGGTAGAGATTCGGTTTCTACGACCTTGAAAACATCTAACGTATCTTCATCTTCTTTATTGATGGAAGGTTGTTGAACAACAAGTAACTTAATAATGTTACCAACTGCGGCTCGACCTCCAACTTCTACAAAATCTGTACCCTCTGGGACATGGAATGACATCGTTTGCCCTTCTTTATTGGAAGTGGATATTCCAGTGAGCCATTCCTGGAGTAGTACATAATTTCCTCCAATATTGGCACGAACAATAAGTTTAGCCTTATGACTTTCGGTAATTATAGGGTCCCATAAATCGTCACCAATAAATAAGGTATAATCTCCGCCTTCGTCGAAAATATGCCCTTCGCCACTTGTTGCGTATTGAGTGAAAGCGTATGTAGTGCCGTTGCCTGTAAATTGCACATAGGTACAATCGTTGTCAACATTTCCGTCAATACACGATAATTCAAAAGTGCGTATATCTTTTTCTTTGAGTCTGCAACCAAATTCGATGTAGTCGGTATTATTAGGAATTTTGATAAGTAAATTTTTAGGAATTATTCCGTTATAAGAAGATTGAAAATTCTTCTTGTAGAGTGCAAGAAGTGGGTGGAAAGAATTATTTATTAAATGAGCTCTAATTCCAACAATAAAACTGTCAAGACGGGGACCCAAATCCGAAGAAAATTCGACATTATTCAAAGTAACGTTGTAAATTTTACCTTCTTTCAAACCAGTAATATTTTCGTAGGAATAAGTTGTTCCCTTTCCAATTACGGAAACGCTTCTCACGATGTCATCTGCGGTGTATGCGCTAAAAAGTTGAAGGCCGATTTTAATATCGCTCTGCGCTCGAAAACCAATTTCTACGCTTGTCGCTCCCGCAGGAACAACAAATTCAATTTCCGAATCAAGAGTTTTTCCGTTCTGGTAATCTGCATAAGTATAAGAAAACAAAAAATTGTAATTAGTGCCTATCTTTGCCCTAATAGCAAAAATATTCTGGTCGCCTAAGATGCCTGCTGGCAAAGTCCATGTAGTTTCGGAAAGTCTAACCATGTACTTACATCCAGCCACAACGTCGTCAGACTCGACGAATATATAGGTTTTACCTTGGCCTATCAAACTAAAATTTGCCAAGCTCGCAGAAAACTCAATAGCTTCAACATTGCAATAAATCGGTGTTCCGATGTTGGCTCGTCCTCCAACTTCTACAATGTCAGTACCAGTCGGGATAGTAACGCAAATGTTTTCTGGCAAAACCTTGCTACTGTGCAATTCGTCATAAAACGAATATTCGTATAACACTGTATAGGCACCGTTTACCTTCGCTCTTATAGCAAATTTATTAAGGAATACTGGTGTATTGTACACATCCGCCCATACAACGTTTTTCAAAGAGAAATTGTAACTTTTGCCAGCCACAAGACCTTCAATTTCCGTGTAGGCATACGATTGACCTTGCCCCACAAAAGAGACTAGTGGTTTTTTCGAACCATTACAAAGATTTACATTGACACAGTTAATAGTAGCATCGTCAGCATCGGCATCACTCCATGCGCCATAGTGGTTATCTTTAAACCTCTTGTAACGCCCCATGTATAAGACACCTTGACCCCTTACATAAGGTTCGTTTTCCGTCCTTGTCGGGTCAAACTTTTCTGCAAAGTTGTTGAAAATCTTCTCAATGTCAAACTTGCCCGTACTGTTGGCGTCGTTGAGTGCCAAGTAGCCTTCGCTCTTGTCGGACAATTCGCTTATTTTATTAGTGCCATACTGCACTAGAGCATAGACATCATCAACTGTGGCAACATCAAAATCATTGTCACTCCAATTTCCACTATGGGCATTCTTGCACTTATAGAGAACACCATCCTTCCAATAGCATTTACCAGCAACACAAGCCACATCCGACTTGAACTCTTTTGCAAAGTTGTTCAAAATCGTGACAAGAATACTAGTGGCAAGTTTCTTCGTACCGATAGAAGCATTATCCACGGCAAAGAAAGTATTGGCAAGCCAATCGGAACGGGTGGCTTCCGTGGACAACGCAGAAATTCTCTTGAGGTCAATGGATTCATCAGCCATATTGATAATACTCCTTGGCGAACGAGTCGCCCATAACATTTACTTACTTAAGTATAACCAAATTTTATCATAAAAACAAGGTCAAGTGTCTCTTACAAGTCTCAAATACCTACCACCAGTCTTGTCAATCCCAGCATAAGACATAATGTCACTCAACTGGAACATCCAAGCATAGGCTTGAGATGGGTTGCTCTCAACGGCATCGGTCGTGTAATACTGGGCTATACTATCTACATAATGGAAATCGCCATCATAATAACCACCCGGTAAAATATTCATATCATAGGCATCCGTACCGGCACCTCCCAATCGCCAGCCACTTGTAGATTTCAAAAACTTACCGGCAACATCCGGCCCACCACAAGCATTACAAAGAGCTTGCCAATCCGCTTGTGTTGGAACTCGCCAACCGGGGATAATGGACTCCCTATGGTCATTCAAGTATTTTACAGCGGCCCAGTTGTACATTAAACCAATGCGAGAACCATTCTCGCCATAACGATATTCGTCATTGTTGAAATAATTAGCCCTTGGTTCAGATGCAGATGTGCCACTAGCACCGATGGTCAAGTTTTGAAACTTGTAATCCAAATTTTCGGACATCCATTCCAAACCACCAAGAGGGACCGTATAATACTTCCGTCCACCTATATAATCACAATCGTAACAAGCAACTTTCAATCCGTCAATAATAGCGAACCCCGTGTCATTCTCATCTACAAGGGCATTACCATCATGGTCGGACAATGCGGATATTTGCGAAGCAATGGCTAACGGCTTAATAATATCCACAAAGAACAACCCATTCCCATCGGAATCGGAAAGGACATTGTTTTCATGGTCGCATAAAGCACCGGCGCTACCGATAGCCAAAACTTTCTTCATAAATATAAACCTATCTCAAAAATAATGGTTATGTCATTATGTGGATTCAACGATTCTCAAAGTAGCAATACCAGAAAATGCTTCGCCATGATTCACGGTATCATTATGATAATGCAAAGCCGCATTAAACTCTGCGACATAGGACACATTGTTCTGCTTAAACATAAGCATCACGTGGAAATCTACGGCGACATAGGGCCTAGTAGTTGCACTATCAAACAAAGTTAGTTCGTGTACCCAATTTGTTGAAGAACCAATAGTATTCGTACTACCAAGTAAAGTCTGTACACTATTGGAGGGTCCATCGTTATTAGTACCCGTATAGGATTCGCTAGTGCAACAAGTACACTTTGAAAGCATATACACATCGGAAGCATTTACGAGCCAAGCATTTTCTGAATGGGTCGCATCAAGAGATACAGTGCAACCCCAAGATACATACCTAAAGTCAAGACGAACTTGCTTACCACCATACTTTGCTACGATATACCAAATAGGGGGAGAAATAGAACCTTCAATATAACCGGCATTACTAAAAGAACGCCTTGCAGCGGACAACTTAAAAAAACCGTTAAACAGAGACCATGACAAGTTTTCGCCAACAAGAAACGGAATCATCCCGGACATATCCATATTTTCGGGAGACACCGCACCCGGAGCAAGTTTCCCATGGGTGACACTTTCGGGTTGTAAAGACCTACTAGGTACGGAATCATCGCCCATAGCCCTAGCGCTAACAGCCCTATCCGCAAATTTAGGTTCGGTCACACTCTTATCTGCCATAGCCATAGTGCCAATGGACTGGTCATCCAATTTATCAGCCGTGATGGATTTAGGTGCGTATTTAGATGTACCAATACTACCATCACGAATCCGTTCTGGTTCAAAAGTACCGGAGTTAATCTTGCTTGCGTCAAGGTTGGGTATATCCGATGCATCCAATGTAGCATACCCCGTGACAAGACCTTGAGCATTCACGGTAATTTTGGTATAAGTACCCGCTTCTACAAGATTCGGCAGGGTTATGTGATAGACTCTTTGGTTATTAACTACTTCGGGTTCAATCACTACGGAGTCATCGGGGCTATCCATCGTGACATCTGCAACAATCCACCCGACTTCTCCGTGTTCCCCGACTACACCAAAAACCCTATTCTGGAATCCATCACCGGGCAGGGGTAATAAAGCACCGATGTAGGTGTCCACATTGCCAATGCGGACTTTCAACCCGGTTGTATTATTGGCATCTACAATATGCAATGCACCCTTGATAGGGTCCGTAGCACCATTTGGCAAAAAACTATTTCGTTCGGTTAAATTTATTCGGTGCCGGCTATCTATTTTAATACCATCGCCATCCTTATAGGCGATACCCAACGGAAACAACACACCACCGAATTTAATATAAGCAATCTTATCGGTAGAATTAAAACCAATCTCACGGTCGGAAAGATTCATCTGCAAAGAAGCGTCATTATTTTCCGTGCGGTGCAACTGTTTAGACGGGATAGTAGCCATAGTTCAAATTCCTTTTGCTTATACTAAATATACATTATTTAGGTGGCAAGTGTTATTTCGATGGAGTCATCCAAGGCTACTGGCTCACATCCCATAAGAATCAAGTATGCAGACCATTTAATTACAAAATCCTTAAACTTCCGTCTCATCTTCGTTTCTTTATTTTTACGGCGATGGTTTTCCATCCACACTGGGTCCGTCTTATGAGCATCATAAAATCGCTTTTTCTTCGCTTTTACCTTTTCGGGATTAGCCTTTTCCCAAGCCCGGTTCTCTGCTAAACATTCGTCTCTATTAGCCCAATATCGCTTTTTATTTCTAGCCCTAGCACCAAGTTTTCGCTTCTCAATAGATTCGGTAGAACGATTTGGGTGCTTTATATGTTTTGGTTTAACGACTACGGGTATCTCCGCTATTCTAGCACGGAGTTTCGCCCAATCTATGTCATCTGCCATTATTGCCTCAATATCCGTTTGCAACAAAATATCAACGGATGCTTATTAAAAACGGGGCATAAGGCAACCGAGAAAACCTAGCCCCATTATGCCCTGCCCTATGAGTGTTGGAACGAGAGTTCCGTGGACACGGCACTCTCACAATTTAGTAAAATAAGTTTGAACCACCACTAATGGAGTGGTGGGATTTCGGTATGGATGACTATACCCGATTCGGTTTCTTTCCAATAGATATTGGCTTTCCTAAAGGCTTCGGACATAGAAGCAACAAGGATAGCCGCTTGTGCCGAAGAAATATGGTGGAATCGGAATTTAATGGATGTATGGTCATCTGTGATAGAGTCTTCTCGTTTTTCCAAAACGAGACCCATATTATCCCAAATGCCTTCGGCACGTCTTACAAGTTTCTTGGCATAAGCATCAAGTCCGCTTGTCATCGGGGATTCCTTTCCGAACCATATTCTTTCGGAAACTTATTAAAGTTAATGCAAGATGTCACACCCTTGGACTTATTAGCACAATAAGAAAAGGAATTGCACTTGTTGCAGATGGAATTATTCTGCTTATTATTTTCGGTCATTTTTATACCTTGGGTTAAAAATAGAAACCCACGATTAACCCCGTGGGCTGGGCTTTATTAAATGGTAGCCACCAATTATGCTTTCTTGGTGGTCTTCTTTGCCGGAGCAACCTTGGTGGTCTTCTTGGCATCAACCGACTTTGCGGTCACTTTCTTGTTCTCGATTTTCTTTGTCATTGTTTGTTTCCTTTGCCCTTTATAGGGCGGTTTTGGTTTGTGAGTTTAGTTGTTAATTCTACTTATAATTTCTGCATATTCCGCATCTTCGGTATCGCGGGTAGTAAGTTCCGCGTCAATCTTCGGCTTCAATACAATATAAGCCGTAGGTGTATATACCCAGCAAGCGAAATGGCTATGAACCTTTGCACCCTTGGCTTCGTATCGGAATGCTTCAATAATGTATTCACGGTACGCCGAAGACAATTCTTTCGGGAGAATACCAATCGTCACGGCTTTCAATATGAAAGCATCCACATTAGATATTTGAAGATACACCGTTGATTGTTCTTTGGCTTCATCCGTAAGAATGTCATCAAACATATACCCATCGTCAATAAACGGAGCATATACCTCATAGTTCCGCTTGACCTTATCCAATTCATCCTTGATAACTGCGATGGATGATTTAATTTCTAAATAAAGGGCATACGCATTGTCGCAATCCCACAACTGGATAGTTTGTTTAGCCTTTAGAATGTCAAGGAAATTAAACATCTCGCCATTGGTATGAATCATTGAACGATACATATTGACGGAATACTCAAAATTATCGGGTTCGTTATACACACAAACCACATTAGCGCTACTTTCTTCATTGCCGTAAGGTATGGAACATACGATATTATACTTTTTAATATCTTCCATCTCCGATGGAGTAGCGAAAGATAAAGCCTGCCGAACTATTCTTTTTTCGGCATGGGTTCTCGCAGATTCTCTTGACAAGAATAATCGCTCGAACAAATTCAATGGTTTCATTTTTTATTCCCGATGTTGATAGTAAAGTAATATAACTAAATATCCTAGAGTTGTCAATACCTTTATATTAAACCTTGTTGATTTCCCAGTGTTCCACATATTTCGGAGAAATACCGGCCAACTCCTTTAAAGCGGAAATGATGTTCTTCTCAAAATCGGGTCGATGTTCAATCGGCACGGAAATTACTAAAGACGCATCATAGGTATTTTCATTAGGTTCAATAATCTTGGGTTCTTCCGTTTCTGTTCCAAGATACACAAGAAACTTCTTACCACAATAGATACCCTTAAACTCATGGACATCCCAAATAGTAGGCTCAATAACCATAACACCCGGAGTACCCCTATACTTATCAATAAGGGTCTCAAGGCGAGAATCCTTATACGATGCTACCCATAAACGGCAGGGCATAAGACCGGACTGGTCCATAAATCGGGTAATAGCCCTACGGTGAATACTATCGTAAATATTTATAGGATAATTCGCAGAATCCAAATTGTGCTTATCCCATTTCGTGAAATCTAGGTTGCAATCATCCGTGACGGAACATATAACAGCCGTACCAAGAATCATAGGGGCATTCTTAATAATGGAGAAACCTATATGATTCGGGAACATTTCTGGTTCAAGGGTATCGCCCTTTCCCGGCAACAAATGTGACTTAAAGTAAGGCGAACAATTTATACAATCCAAGTACAAGTCTGCCGATAGCATATCCTTTTCGGACGATACAATAACACCAATTTGAATAGGGGTGGTCGGCAAGATACGCCATTTCTTATGGGGGTCTTTCAAAAGAGTCAAGCGATACAACTCATACATAACTCCAACACAAGTAGCAATCGTCTTACCAGAACCCAAACTACCCGAAAGCATCACATCATTAACCGGAGAGATTAACGGATTCGGAAATATAGTCTTGAGTTTATCTACCCAATACGGATAGAGTTCTTTACCAACGACATCGCCAAGGTAAGTAGGGTCGGTCAAAAATGTTTCAATGTCCACGGGCATTGAATCAAAATCGGTTGCAGTATAACACATCATTAGAAAGCCTCATAGAAAGTTCGCTTTTCGGGATTAAGAGTGTTTGGGTTATTGAAATTATAGACGCTCGTTGTGCCATCGGTCTTCTTTACATTAGCGGCTGGTTCGCCATTATTGTAGCAAGTACCTATGACTTCTCCGATATAATCACCGGTCGTGGCATCGGGCATATATAATTCCACCGTATGCCACGACTCAAGGGCAATCTGCATATCTTCAAAAGTTGCCACTACACGGTGTCTCATAACCCGGCTCTCCTAGCCCATTCCGCAATTAGAATGCCATCGGCATCTCCGTGGTCTGTAATGACATCCGTAAACTGCGGAAACAAACGACAACCGATGTCAAGAGATGCTTTTTTCAACTCATCCGAACCCTTTGTACCCTTTGGCAAAAGGACTTTTTGCCAGTCCTTACTATCTGCATACATTCGGGGGAATCCCAAATCTTCAATGACACAAAGAGTTGCTTCCAAGGCACGGACACCAGATATGGACGCCTTGAACTTTCCGGGATTAACAAGTGGTCTTTCCAAGATAACAAGTACATCGGACGGATTCGTAGAACCAAGAACATCAATGAACTTTTGCTTCAAGACTAAATGTTTAATCCTAGAGATGTTTCCCTTTTTCTTCGTATAGGATTGTTCAGAGAACTTCGGAGTTTCAATGAACCCGGTTTCTACGGCATCGCCAACCCACCCAATAGTACCGGTAATGCCGTTGTCAATACCGATATAGATTTTATGTGCCATTAGGACAACCCCTTAACCAAGATGTTGATAACTTCACGCTCCGCTATGACATCGCCCTCGCAGTAATCGGCGATAGTCCGCAGTTTACCTTGACGGAAAAGTTCTGGAACTTCCGAACCGCATACGGAACCCTTGGGGTCATCAATACCAAGCATCAAACAAGCGGAACGGAGTGACATACTAGCACCACCACCGAATCGCAAAATTTCCATAGAATCTTTGTGGGGAATTTCCCACGGCTTCTTACCACCAACATTGAGTGCTTTCGGCACATATTGGAAATGAGCAAGGTATCGCTTCGCCAAGAAAGGAATATCAAAACCCTTAATGTTGTGACCCATAAGGATAGTCCTTTCGTCATCAAAGACATCTTTCAAATCCAGAAGCATTTGCTTTTCGGATTCCACGTCCCCGGCAACAAACGAAATAGGCTTTTCATCCGAAAATGCATTGGCATAGGCAATACAACAAACTTGACCAAATTCGGCGTGCAATGCCGCCATATCTTCAAGTTCTTGCCCTTCCTTGCCGGGGTACTTCGTTGCCGCCCACATAGGGTACCAAGTGTCCATTATACCCTTTCGTGGGGTAGTTTCGATGTCAAATACATATCTAGCCATTGAAATAAGCTCCTATTTTCTTATAATATAATATCATACTAGGCAATCTAATTCACAACTTGTCCACGGTTAGGATTAAATCGTATGACATTATTCGTTGATGTAGATTTTTCTGGTTTAGATTCTTTTTTCAAGTCATCTAATTCACAAAGGGCAACACCCAATTCGTGACGGAGTTTGATATTCTCTGCTGCCAAAGCGGGCATAATGGATGATGACACTAGAGCTTGAGCAATAGTGTCAATATCAAGTTTACCCGAACTTATTGCATCCCGGATAATATTACAATTTTCATCATAATTCTTTTCAGGGTCAATAAGTCGGGCTATCCGGTCAAATTGGTTTTCTTCGTTAGCCATTCATTCTCCGGGCAATAAGATAATCGTCACGAATGGGTCGGGCGTCATTAGCGATACCCAACTTCTTCTTATGAAGACGAATAGCGTGCCAAGAACGATTAGGTGGAACTTCACCTTTCTTCAAGAGTGCTTCTTCTTCTGGACGCCACCACCATTTACACACATTAGAGCGTAGTTTCTTCCAAGGGATGTCGTGGACATAGGCATACGATGCGGCTTGCAGATAAGTTCTGCCTTCGGGAACTTCGCCAGCCTTAACCTTTTCTATTTCCCAATCTTCCCACTTCTTTTTCGGAACATTTCTAGTCATTTTATCTCCGTTGTTGTTTTGTTTTCAAATTCGTCTCCTTTGTCTGTATTTGGTGTGTCGTTAGTTTCTGCCCTATCAAAATTGAGCAACTTGATAACACGGATGCCCAAAGCATTTGCAAGCATCACAACCGTTTTCAATGATGTTTCCCTGCGTCCGTTCAAGCAATCGCTAATAGTTGTCTTCGGTATTCCATTCTTACGGCAAAATTCGTAAGGCGAAGAATACCCTGCCCGCTTGATTTCAAACTTTACCGCTTCTTTCATATTAGAATGCAGTACATCATAATCGGTTGTGTGTTTCATAGTTTAGGTCTCCGTTAAAGTGCCATTATTTATCCTCGTTTATACATATATACGATAATCATATAGATTATAGTGCAAAAAAAAATCAAAGTTCGCAATCCATCCGTGGAAGCACGGAATGTGCTTCGGGATTCTTTTGTTTAAACTCGCCAACCATATAATTCATCATCTCGTTCGCATCTTTATCGGTCGGGCGATGAACTATGTTCTTAATATCCGTCCCGGTTTCACTTATAGGGGGTACTAGAATATCGGCATTCATAGTGTCTATAAGTTTGGTATGCTTGTTTATTGCCCATCGCAGTTGATTAGCAACCCACCTAAAAGAATCGGGCTGGTCCAATCGCTTTGCAATTCTATCGGCGTCCGTAAGTACCGATTCCAATTTAAGAATCAATGCCGATGTATAAGCCATCAAAGCATTTCGGACATCCAACTTGTGCTTCTTACAAGCATAGAGAAACAAGGCGCTTTGTACCCATTCCATAGAATGTGGTCCAGACATCTCCTTTATTTCTCTTGAGCGTCTGGATGCTTCTCTGCGAGACTTAATGTATTTCGCAGTAGAAGCAAACATAGCCTTGGCATTGGCATAGTTTTTTGCCGACACCTTATGCCCGGCTACCCAGACTTTTTTATCCTTACCCATTAACCTTTTCCCCGGACTTCGTGTCCGCATTAAACTTATCGACATTGATAATCTGGGTAGCACCGGCAAGGCTATCAAGCAAGGATTCCACATATTGTGCGAATGCCCTATCATCCACGAACTTTGCAATCTTTTCATCGGATGTGACATCCTTGAGAGTTGAAAACACATTGCTAATGACCGTTGCGGCGGCATCGGCATACTCAAGTCGGTCGAGTTCGCTAGTATTGATAGCACAATACTGGGTCACAAGGATATTACCGGTAGCATCGTGTCCATAGGATGCAAGCATATCGGTAATAATCCTAGTAAGGAATGATTGGAGAGCCGCTTGTCCGGCTTTAACCACACGAGCATATCTTGCATATCTACGGAGAGCGCCACCCACCTTTTGCTCATCTCTGCCGGTAAAAATAAATTCGGCAGGGATTGCCTTGATGTCAAAAATAAGATTGCGGAGCTTTTCAATTCGTTCGGGCAAATCCGTGACGGATGCATTTTCCGAACCACCTAAAGAAGCGGCTATTGCCCCTCGTTGGCTCTGCTGCGGAATCACACGGAGTTTCGTTGCTTCGGCGGCAAACATCTTGATAGTGTCGATATTGTACGATGTTATAGTTTCGCCGCCAGTGTTGTTAATCGCCTTTTCGTACCAAGCCGTAAATTCCTTGAGTTGTTCAAGGTCAAGACCATCCGGTGCCATCACGGAAATAAGAGAGTTCCTTTGCAGAGACGAGTTAATCGCCGCAAGGTCAAGTTGGTCTAGCATTTCGTGGGCAACGAGTTTATCATAAATCTCAAAACAGAACGGACGGCCAAGACTACCATTCTGGGCAATAACGGCATCCCTACTCTGCAAGGTCACGACATTAACATCCGCAAGAGAAAGGCGGTATCTATCGGACTGCATTTCAAGGCATATAATTTCTTTGTTGTCCAGAATCTCAATCTTATTTACTTGGTTCGGAGAGAGCTTGTAATACATCGGAGAAGCACTCATACCCTCAAGTGCTATCGTGAAGATAGAACCCGGCTGGTATGTATCTTTAAGCCCGATGATATGACCATCCTTATCACGAACATACTCAACAAAGTATTGTCCGTAGAAAATTGCATCGTAAAGCAACTTCGTGATATACTTGTCAAGTTGAGTATTCCTACGGAAATTGTCGATTAAGCGATTCGCCACATTAGACTTGGCATATCGTGAATCTGCCGTAATATCAAAAGTCTTGTTAGTGCGAGGGTCCACGGCTAGAATATCGTAGGACAAAGTATCAATCATAGCCATCACAAGATAATTGGCTTTAAGTGGTTCATACTTATTGATGTCATTACGATACTGGATAAATTGCTCATAGAGTTGCGAGAGCAAATTTATTTCGGTAGCCGAATTAGACGAAATATCACGAATAATTTTCTTATCGTGTTCATTAGCCGTGATAATTTCTTCAACGGAGGTAATGCGTTTACCGATTTCACGATACATCGTGTAATCGGCAAATTGATTCAAAAATCGTTGCGACCAAACAGAAAATAAATTCATGCGATGCCCCGCTTATAATATCATGTGACTATATAATATGAAATCACATAATAGATATACTAAACTTATCGGTAATATATGGTTAGTTAAATACCAATAGTAGTCTTAACATCTTTAATTACGTTATCGAGAGATTCCAGTATATAATCCATACCACTAATAGTGTCATGGTTTATAACATCTATTGATGGTTCAAACTCGGAAACCATTTTATGCAAAGTCTTAATACGAGACAATACGTCCAATTTACGGGTATTAAAAACCTTTTCCGCAGAAGCATCTTCATTGTGTTTACCACACTTTTTAAGATTAGTAGTAATATTGTTTTCATTATGGTTTTTATTTTTTATAATCATGGTTGTATCTCCTTTTATATAAATTTATGGTATAATTATAAATCATTAGCATCAAAAATATTAGTGTTACCAGGGTCCATACTAGACATAGCGTCAAAAACGGCATCCCCAATAGCATCCCCATTTTTAGGGTCTTTCATTGCCATAGCATCACGAACGGCGCAATCAATCGGTTCTTCAATAACATGGGTAAGTTTTACTTTCTTGCCCTTGTAGAACTTTTGACCGTCTATCGGAAGATAGACGAGTCCACTAACCCTATTAACTCTGTCTCGTTTCAATGCCATAATAACAATATAAATAAAAAATGGGGCATCATCAAACTTTAGGGGTATCGCCCCCAACAGTTTGAGCATTATTGGCTCTATTACCCAAATATGCACCCAATTCAACGGAATAATCTTGGCAGGGTATATACTCCCATCCGTCTCGTTTAAGATGTACAAGGGCTAATTCGCCAACTCTCAAGTTGGTCACTCGCTCGATAAGCAATTTGTAAGTGCTTAACTGGGCAGAATAGTGTATGTAATTGCAGTCGGGCAAACCATTCAAGGGTCCAACGCAACTTTGCCACTTATTATCTTTCTTTATTTCCTTGTTAGTCTTCCAGTCAAGAATCGCCAAGCAATCCTTACCCATATCCCAACAAAGAAAGTCGATTGTACCGCACAAAGCCCATTCCCTGCGATATACAATAAATTCATTACGAATCGGAACAAATCGTCTTGAGAGCGATTTATATGCGGCAAGTCCATTTTGACGGACAAGTTCATAATCCCCAATGGGTACTTCCGGTTGGTAATGCTTTCGCTTCCAAAGGTTTTCCATATAGGAATGAACTTGAGTACCCATCTTGGCGGCAACATCCTTATTCAAATCCCATTCGGCTTTGACATCTTCGTAAGTTCTTCCGTGTCTCTGGGCATAATCGTTGGCAATCACACACCATTTTTCATCATCGCAGAACTTGAACTTATCATCTGCGAATTTCTTACGAACTTCTTCAACATCCAGATTATTTCGTTCGGCATAGGTCTGGGTGTACTTTTCCCACTCAAGTAATTCGCTACACTCACGCACAAATCTAGTCACGGATGTATATTTCGTTCCGTAAGAATCCGTATAGAGATGCGGACCCTCATCAAAATAGATGTCCTTAAATTTCCAAAGCTCTTGCTCAAGGTGCATCATACACTATACCCCATAGACGGATGCTTCTTCGCAGAACACATTATGGTCCCAATACTGGATAGCATTCGCAAACCAAGCCACTTGTTCCATAGAAATAGGAGTGTACCTATGATAATCGGTAGCAAGGTCGAATCCGTTCTTCTTGGCAAAAGCCCTGCCGTGGATGTGACCATAAAGAACGATGTTATCGGGATATTTCGGGGTTTCCGTACCCTCATCCGGTTCGTGAACTACATAGTAGTGCTTACCACCCTCATCAAATTCTTCTGCGGAAGAAAGAATAATATCCCTGCCCATACCCGACAAGGCTTGTTCAATTTCGGGGAGAATCTTTCGGTCATAATTCCCAAGAACGAAATGCAGGGTCTTAAAGTTCAAACAAGAAACGATGTCACGCATCGTGGAAATATCACCGAAATCCCCGGCGTGATAAACTTCATCGTTCATCGTGACCGTCTTATTCCAGTTGCTAATCATTTCCAAGTCCATATTATCCACATCCACAAATGGTCTGCGGGAGAGTTCAAGAGTTCTCTGCTGGGAAAAATGAGTATCGGATGTGAAGAACTTACCCGATGGGCGATTCAATCGTTCAACAACAGCGGAGAGCATCGTTTCCAAATCGTTCCAATATGGAATCTTTTCTTGCTCAAGACGGACTTTAAGATAATCGTTCTTATCGGTGTCATCGGGGAATCCGCAGAATACACCGGGCTTATTGTACCAATCTCCGAACTCTATGTTCGTAGTAAATGCAGGGAAACCCTTATCTATGTGTCTATCAACCCAGAACACGATAGCCGATGCCTTTTTCATAGCGATGGTCTCCCACTCCGTCTGGACGCGGAGAGATTCTTTTCCGTACTTATCACGGAGTTCTTGGAATCGGTCGTTAGTAGGGGTAATCACATTACCCTTAAAGCCAAGACGATTAAGAATGTCGAAGGCTTTGTATCGCCAATCATTCGTATAATCCTTTCGGGGGCAGGGGCCGGCAAGGAATATGGAATTATTCAACCTAGAAGCCAACTGTTCTTTCGGTGAAACTTCCGGGTTCACTTTGATAATCGGCATAAGTTGCTGGTACATATTATTCATCATAGTATTATTGTTTTCCTTAATTGTGATTTTCATAGCTACTCCATAATATACGGAAGACCTAACCCATCCTACCCATCTTGAAAAAGTTTTTCATTACATAGTCTTGTCGTTGTTTCATCGTCATCTGGGTAGGTGTGGCTTTCTGCATCTGCAAGATAGATGCCGTGGACAAGGACATTGAACCACCGATGGCTTCAAACGAACTTGATGCCACGGCATCCGCAATATCCTTACCACCAGGTTCTTGCTTACCATCAATAACAACCGTTGCAGGGTGGTCAATCTTTTTAGGCAAATTCTGCAAGTTCATCAACTCATTTCGTAAAATCTTGGAGTTTGGCATTTTAATCAAACCCAGCAAGATATTACTACTCAACTTGAGATATGGGTCTTTAGTCTTATCCACGGATGCATACTTCACGTTAAATCCCATCTTGGTCAAGAGTTGTTGCATATCCACACTCTGGTAGCCGTCACAAGTAATCAATGCAATATGAACGCCATTGCTTCGCAAATAGCCCAAAAACACACGGACTTTCCAGAACGGAACTTGACTCCCCGGCAAAGCCTTAATACCAAAAACAAGGGGAGTCTCAATGGATGGGCTTATCTTGGATATTTGAGAGCCATCAAAAGCGGATGTAGTATTCACTCTAATATGTTCCGTGACCCGACTCATAGCAAAGCCAAATCGGTCGGATGAGACACCACCATCCAAATGAACATAATAGTTTCCGGGTGGCAAGTTATGCTTATAGAAATCTTGAATTTGGTCTGGGCCATTCAACGACAACTTCAACTCATCCGTAGTCATACAATTCTCAAGACACATAGACTTGTCAAGAGCTTCGACATTGTAGATGAGATTGACACCATTTCGTGTCGCAACACCAGCCAAATCTTGCAGAGAACCCGGAAGATTCGTTTCAAAGTCGGTATAGTATTCTATGGGTACTTGGATGATTCTACCCATATAATCATCAATTTCTTTTTCGGATGTTATGATTTTAGGTTGCTCAATATCCGAACCGATAAATACAGGGAATGTCTTTCCGCTATATATACCCTTGTACGATTGCACATCCCAAATTGCCGGTTCAAAAATGCAAACATTCGGGTCATTTCGGACGGCATCAATATGAGATTCCAAGAATGACGAACTATCATTTCGTGAAGAAATCAACCATCTACGGCAGGGCAATGTACCACCCTTGAGCATAAAACGAGATTTCATACGACGAGTAATCGTATTGTAGTTCTGCACCGCTTGGTCTGCCACTTTATCCTGAAAGTTGGCTTCATCTATAATAGCGCCAATAACGGCTTTACCCAAGTTATGACCACCACGCGAACCATACCCGATACCCACGTGATGTGGAAACATATCTTCATCAAGTCGTTCGCCTTTTTTCGGATTGAACTTGGAACAAAAATATGGAGAAGCACCCATCGCATCTAGGAATTGGTTAGCCATAACAGCCGCCGCCAAATCCATAGTTGCCGTCACAAGCGAAAAGATAATTGATGTAGTAGAAAGTAGTTTGTATTTACGATGGGGGTCTTTAAGCAAGGTCACGTGGTACAAATCGTACAAAGCCCCCATCAATGCAAAGCTCGTCTTACCAGCACCGATACAACCGGTCACACAAACTTCTTCATAGGGCGAATACAATGGATTAGGGAACACCTTATGCAAGGCATCCAACCAGTATGGGTACACTTGCCCATTGCCGTAAATCTGCCCCAAATAGAATGGGTCATTCAAAAAAGTGTCAATGTCCACGGGAACGGACTCATAACCCTCCGCAAGGGCGGCGGCTTTATAAAGGTCTTCCGTGCTTAAATCTGCCAAAGAATTATCTGCCATATCATACAATATAAGTCATTGGCAGATATTGTTCAACGGTTTTGAATCACCCCAAGACCGAAAACTTGGTTGCCACCATACGATGCAAACCCACTTTGCACCTAACCCAATGGCTAAAGGCTAGGTGGGGGTGGTGCTACGGCATCGGGCGTCCCCGGTGCTGGTTAATTGAAATATAGTCATATCTATGGGAGTTCGGTTGTAAAGTCTTCTTGACAAACTTAAAATAGAACGGCAGATGCAAGTCATCGGGTGTTTTTTGAATAATTCGCACCTTATCCTCATAATCTCTCAAAATATACCCAAACACATTTTCGCCTATTCCGATGACAACATCCCCAACAAGAAGCAACCGGGGCCATATTTTGCGAGGTCGAACCTTTACACAAAATGGCAGAAAATCCAATGTGTCCAAGTATTCCAACAAAGACTTAATATATGCATAATCCCTATATACATAAGACTTGCAGATGCCTACAAAATTTGTAGAAATTACTTGCACTGGTCCATAATCAAAAATAGTGCTAGTTGCTTGTTGGGCTTTCTCGATGGCATCAAAAATACCGGTCACATTCATATTAAGCTCCCATAAACTTACAACGAATTACATAAGTTTGCTTGACGCCATTATATTCTCCGTGTTCCTTAATAGTGCCAGTGAGCATAACACGGTCATATTCCTTAACATCAATCGTAGAACTTGTCTTCCATACAAGATAGTTGTGCTTCTCGTCTTCAAATGTGTACACATTCGTATATTGGTTATATCCGAAACTAGACTTAAAACTTGTCTTCTTGATTAAGCGAACAACCGTACTAATCTTATCGCCTATATTACCAACATATTCGCTAGTGTAAATTGGCTTCGGTGGATAAACATAGGTGCGTTTGGCAATGGATTCACGAATAACTTTTGAGATATTCATAACTTCACGAATAGTGCAAGCATCATAATCGGCAACGAACAATTCATCCCACGGCACGGGAATAATCTGGAATCTGCCATCTGCCGTGACACACTTGTTATCAATAGTAGTCACTAAATCGCAACCCCAACCAAATGCCTGGCAACCCGCTTGATACTTCAAAAAATACCAAGTATTCCTATCCGCAGAATCCGCAAGTGTGCCGGACTTGGCATCAATTACGATACCAACTTCCAAGCCAAGACCCATCTTCTTGAGAGCCACTTCAACAGACCAAGAAGCCCTGCGTTTTTCTTCTCTCTTTTCTCTCTGCCGTTCCAACTTTGCTAGGTACTCATCGGAATAAACCTTATCAGTATAAGTAATAATACCACTACCACCACAATCAAAGCAAACACCGGCTTCAACGTGCTTATATTCCGAAATGAAACCAGTACCATTACACTTACCACAAGAGCAAGTGACTTCATAGTATTTTGTTCCGTTCTTATCGGTCTTAATAAGATTTACTTGTGGTTCCATCGGTTCAACCTCGGTTTGTGGCTCATCCTTGTACACCCCAAATATAATAAAATATCACGAACTTGTCAATAGATTTTATAAAAATTTTTATATAAATATACAAGAAAGCCACCCAGATTAAAGGTGGCTTATATTTATTTTGTTGATGTACCTATACTTGGGGGTTGTGACCTACGCAACAATTCAGCCTTGATTCGTTCTGCATCATCTTCGGAAAGAACGGTGGCTTCGGCTTCTTCGGTCTTTTCAACAACAACCTTGGATGTGTCCACATCATACCCGGCAAGAGTCTTCAAGAAATCTTGCTTCAAGCGATAGGAGTCACGAACTTGGTTGAAATACTGCAAAAGTTGGGCGGGAGTTGCTTCATCCAAATTGATTTTTTGAGCAAGGGCATCATCAATGCCCTCAAGACGAATAGACAACTTTTCAAGCCCTAAAACCGTCCGCTTCGTGACATTGAGCATTGTCCGTGCCATTTCAGCACGGAGATTGTCAAGGTCTTTTTGCGGAACGGCTAGTGGGTTCGTATTCTCGGTTAGCATACCCACGATTAGTCCTTGAAATGGTCTACGGTATTCTTCAAGATGGAAACAAGTTGTTCGCTCATCTTGAATCTGTCCTTGTTAATCTCAAGCGATTTATAGATGTCTCCGTTCTTGTTTCGCTTAACGGCAGCACGCCAATCGCAGAACATCTCGAACAAATCCACCAAATCCATCTCATCTATACCACCCTTGAAATGTTCGGGATGATGCGAGTTCTCGGCATAGTGATGGTCAAGTGCGGGCTTGAGACCTTCAAGGCATTCTTTATATTCAGGAGAGCCATACTGCATCTTTGCAAGCATAGGTGTGTACTTGTCAAAGTAGTCCTTTTCGGGAGCAACCAACTTGGATGCATCGTGATTCTCAAGTCTAGTCGTTATGGCGTCAGTCAATCGCTTGCCTTGGCTAACGACCTCTGCAATATGCTTTTTTGTATCTTCGGTGGAATCGTAGGATTCTTGTGTATTCACGGTTATTCTCATTGTTTATCTCGGTTTTAATTTCAACAATTAGAAATTGATTAGACTTCGGACTTCACGGCAATAGGCGAGTTTTCAAAGACATCAACTTCGTAAACAGTACCACCCAAATTATCCACATCATTGACGGAACTAAAGTAAGGTTCTTCGCCATTGTCTGCGAGATACTTGCCGGCATACTTGGTTTCAAAATCCGTAAGGATTTCCATTTCATCTTCGTTCAAATCGGTATCATCGCCAGTCTGGAATGCAGTCCACAACCACGTGGGGATGCGGAGAGTATCAATCTTTTCAAGACCTTCCTTTTGCTTGAACACACCGATAGACCCATCTTCAAAAAGCGGATGCAGAGTAAGAGCTTCGGACTTTACCGGAGTACACGGCATATTCCTTGCGGATGGTATAGATTCAAACTTGTCAAACTTGGTAGCAAGTTTCGCTTCCGTGACCCAACGATTATTCGTGGCATCAAGGAAATACGATTGCTTATTTTCGCCGATGAACTTAACAAGAATAGATTCATAGGCTTCGCCCTTGGAATACTTTTTCATTCGTTGCAGATGCTTTTCGGCATCTTCTTTTTTAGCAAACGATGCAAGGATTCGGTTGTCTTTGTGAGACCTAATAACCCAAGGGGCATCTTCGCCTTTTGAGTTCTTGTTATCTTTTTCGTAGCCCAATTTTTCTTCGGCAGATTCGTAAGTCTTACCGGGTTCAAGGCTTTCAAGTGCTTTACCACCAAAGCGTTTGTCATTGGATTCTTTCACGTGTATATTCATAATTTTATCCTCTCCCGGAATAGGGCCGGTTGTTTGATAGTTCCACAAGTCCTTGATGTCATCGGTCTCAAGAACAATCTCGTCACTAGGCTTTTGCTCTGGGCCATATTTCGGATAATAGCCAAAAATGCAAAACTTACCCGGTTCACTTTCAACGAACCCAGTGACATTCATTTTAAATGCAAATTGCCGGGGGCAACGAATAACGGAATTGACTTCAATTTTAGAGCCATTCGGTAATTCCAAAATGCCGGCATACCGAAGACAAGATATACCATCGGATTCCAAAGATTCACTCCGCTGGGCATTAAACCTTGCGAGCTTGTGGATATGCTTTCGACCCTGGAAAGACTTAATCCACTGGTTCGCACCCTTTTCTCGCTTATGGCGAATAATTGGATTAGACCATTGATGCTCCGAACGGGCAGACTTGATATAGTTTGTCCATCCGTGGCTATCCTTGAATTGGTCGAGCAAGGATTTCTTATGTAGAAATGCTCTTGGCATTACGAATAGTCCTCAATTACATTCTTCAATTCGGTCAAGCGGTTCTGCATCCATGCAATCCAATCAAGTGCTTCTTTCTTCGCTTCGGGGCTTCGGTCATTATCGTCGATGTAATAAGCCACATCGCCCTCATACCGGTCATTGCCAATATGATGACCAATATGCTTCTCAAAATCCGAAACTACACTTTCAAGTTCGGATTTCATAGGCCCAAGAAATTCTTTGACTTTAATCTGCATAGACGCCTACCTTAAATATCGGTCATACCTTTCATTGCAGTCTTCAAGCCGGCATTGTTTCCCGTATCGGTCTGGGGCATTACGGAACGACTAGGAGCATTCTTAATCGGCTGGTTGGACTTACGCATAAGACCGGCATTACTAACCAAAGCATTTTCAATTTCTTCTTCGGTAATCGGAGAATTGTAGAAATCTTGGTAAGCCTTGATAGTACCATCTTGAATAGTGTTCTTCACATAATCACGGAGTTGGTCGGATGACCAATCAAAGATGTTCATACCAGACTTAACCACGCTAGACGGAACATCGCCACCATTCGCAACGGCGATAGCACCCTGGAAATCACGAAGCATATCAACCGGGTCTTGTGAATGGTCTCCCGCGGAGTTCTTAAACACGATGCTCTTGATAGCGCAGTTGGGATTAAGCATAAATGCTTGAGACCAACGATGATGACCGTCCACAATGTAGTATGTGCCGTTATAATCATACACAACCAACGGCAGATTGATAGTCACTGGACCACCATCAAGGATTTGCTTAACTTGGTCTGGGTTCTTACCACTCAACTGGTAGGAAAGAGACTTGCCCACATCAATTTCATTTTGAGTGGGGTGCAAATCCTTTGCCTTAATATCCATTACGGTGATGTCCATCTTTGTGGCAAGTTCGCCATCGCCGAAACCAAGTTCCAAAAGTTCCAACTGTTCGTCGGACAAACCATTCAAAGCATCTACAAGTTGGGGCATATCGGCTTTAGACTTGAGAGTTTTAATTTCCTTATCGAAATCCTTGTTATCGGATTCATAGATGCCATCCATAGCATCACGATAGCCCTTGGCGTAAGAAAGATATTCGGCACGGCTACCGAACGATTCGCAAGTAAGGGCTTTCTTGTAGATACGGCCGTGTTTCTGTCCTAAAGAATAAGCATTCATAATAAAACTCCTTTAAGTAAAATATAACATAAAATCTAAAGGTGCAAGACCAAATCCAAATAAATAAGGGATTCCACGTCTTCCAAATGGGCGTTTGGATTACGAAGAACACGAACATTGTTCACAAAATAGGACAAGTCTTCATCGCCATAATGTATGAGCAACTTGGAGTATAACTTAATATCTCCGGGGCAATAATTTCTATGACCATCCGTTCGCTTGAGAGTATATGCCGTATTTTCTTCATCCAAGAACATCTCCGTGCCACGAATGACCGGTTGCTCTTGGGGGTCAAGAAATGCGATTCTAGCGATAAAATCGGGTTCATCCTTATAACGATATTCATGGTCTTTATGGTTATAGAGAGAACCAGTCCTATCTTCTTGGTTGTAAGTACCCTCTAACGGCAAACCACTATATATGGAATCATCGCCCCTATCAATGGCAGGGGGTGTAGATGTAGATGGGGGGTCGGTCGGGGTTATGCCATCCGTAGGTAAGTAAACCTCGGCATTATAGCCAATAATGGATATGCTATGTTTGAGAGCAACATAGGTATGCAAATCTGCAATATTCGTAATCACATTTTGGGCGTGCTTATGTTTCAACACGTCCATATCATCAAGGCTTCTAGGCATCATTCACTCCATTCGTATCTTTACCATCCAACGATGGGCATTTCCACATTATTGCACTTTTCCACGATGGACCCACATTATCCGCTTTATGTGCTTCTTCGCAGTATGAACACACGGCTTTATTCCCGACATACCGGTAAGTCTTCCGTCCGCAGAACACACACTTTTCCTTTGTACCCGCCGTATGGCGATGTGTATGCAGTTGGCGAAGACCATCAATCTGAATCGGCTTTGGGTAATCGTCTATACGCAAGTTATGCCCCCCGATGGTTCGTTTCTTTATTGATTGTAATTCGGGTACATTCTCGCTGTACCACTTTAGTAGTCAATACGAAACTTTCACTCAAACGATTTAACTTAAACAATACTGCGGATGCTTTCTCAAGATTCTTTAAATCCGCAAGTCGGGGCTTCCGTTCGCCATTGATAATCGGGGCTACAAGATTTAGAGTCCTATCATTCAACAAGTTTTCCATCTCGGCTAGTTCCGAACGGATGGTATTCAAATTGCAGTTGGCTTCTTTCAACTTAATCTTCATACTATTTCCCGGAAATAATATCGTTTACGATTTGATTATAAAATTCGGAGGCACCATTATAATCTTTTTCAAAGGTAGCTTTATCAATCAAAGAACCATCGGTATGATACAGATAGACATAAGCATTGTCATTGACATCATCATAGCGAAGAACAACGCAACTATCGTTTTCGTAATGATAACAAATAGCACCACGAACTTTACTCTTTAAAGATTTCGGCAAGTCCGAAGATACCTTGCTCTCGCCGATGGCATAAAGACTATAAATCTTTGTGCCGGCAGGGTAAAATTTTCGGTTGAACACCCTAACCCCGGAACTAACGAAAGTAGAACTATCGTTCAAAACTACCACACCCTGCCCGGTCTGGTCATCAATATCAAGAGCCTTTATCGGGTTCTTAAACGACATTGCGTGTTGCCACTGGGTCGCAGGGCCATAGACCTTTTTAGACCATTGCAAATCGGTAGGGTCTTTAGGGTTCACTCGATAATGGACATTATATTTAGGTACATAAATGGATTGCATAATCTAAATATACATAAATGCTACATAGTATCGGTCAAAAAAATAAGGTGCATAGATAGCCAAATCCGTATATTGTATGTGTTGCCAACACAAAAAGTTTTGCTATATTTCGGATGCCCCCTCTGGCTTGACCGGTCGTCGGGGTACACAACCCCACAAGTCAAAGGGTGGCATCTACATTTTGTTGAAACGAATAGATATAACCAGAGAATCATGGTTAAACCAAATAGCCTATCTAAAAAGGCTTATCAAAAACACGGATGAATCCTATGCGGATTGTATGGGCAAGCCCTACACTAGCATGGATGGATTATTCCAAATTCCATTGATTAACAAAGAATGGGCAAAGTGGGTCGGCTACGAACACGATGAACAAACATTATGGTTCAAGCCGATTGTAAAAAAATCAAGAAATGGTTTCCTAGTTAGGGGCATCTACGGCCCCAAGTCTGCCGTTGCTTTGGTTAGAGCATTAACTTGGAATGCGGCTCTTTACATACATTTTTTAAAAAAGCCCATCGCCCACGATGCTATCATCCGTGCCACTAAAAGCTCCATAGTTGATTGGTCTAGTTGCCCAGTGGATTTAGTTCCCGATGTCATCAAAAACATTGAGACACTTTGTATCAAAATCCTATCCGCAGTAAGCACCGACAAAGGCGAAATCAATAGAGCATCCCTGCAATTCTTAAAAAATGACATTGGAGAAGAATTGCTCGGCAGACGGACTTGTGTAAACCACGCCTTGCGAAAGAACATCTGCAACCAACTCATCGTGAACGGAATAGCCACGATGAAAACCCGACTGGAACAACAAATCCTAATCCGAAATACCTTGAAGAATGTGGATGCTCTTAAAAGTTCCGCAGTCCGTGCAATAGAACGGATGCTCACGATGGATAAAACTGTTCTCAAGATGACCGGGGGTCTATCCATCTTATTGCCGTACACCAAAGAAGAAAAAACGAGCATCTACAAGAAGAACCGAATGGACAAGGTTAAGGTGGATGTGAACGATAGATTTCTTGAAATTTACGAAAAACTTGCCAATGGCGAAAAATTAAATGCCACCGAACGGAAATTCAAGTCAAGGCACAAGGAAATGTTCTCGGTGTAGTACACGGGTGTACACTAAAACCCATTTTTGTGACATAACAAATACCAAACGATATAGGGTATATATTTTTGCATTTGTTATGTCACAAATGTTTCCAAGTAAGGGGAGTGTGCCGTTCGCTTCGCTCACGACACCCTCCAACAACTGCTACGCAGTTGTTCAAACCAATAATTAAATAAAAAAGGACTCAACCCTCCTTTATGATAAAGAATCGGGGTGGCGTGACATTGAGATAAAGAGTGAATAAAAAAAGTATGTAAAATAATTATTTATTTACGAAATTGCTTGACAAATATATGATATTTAGTTATATTCAATAGGGAACACACAACGAAAGGAAAATGTATGCTTTTTAGAATCGTTTTTATTGGCAACACGAATATGTTGCCGGAAATCAAAAAATCCGCTTTGAAATATAATCCAACGGCTAAAACGAATTGGATTGGGGCTGTATGCCCGGATGATGCCATTGAAGCCACCGTTGAATGTGTGGCTCAAGGAAAAGAACTTATGCGGCTCATCTATAAGGACACCAAAGCATTTCCGAAATATTATGCTTACACAAGTAGGGATTCGTTCTTTGTGACGAAAACGGATGCTACCGGTAGATGCATTTCCGTGTACTCGCCCGATGGCGAAATCCATGCAGACCGCTTTGATTACAACAAACCTTGCGATACGGAACATTTTGAAAGTTTCCTTGAACCTATGGTATCTATTCCGAAAGATACATACGATATGCTTATTGCCACTTGCCATAGAGCTACTGAATTTGGCTTGGATGTAGTAAGCACCGAAATCAACAAGAAAGATTTGCTCAAAGAAGCCATCGCAGATATGAAAAAGCAAGTCGATAATCCCGATACGGAAGTAGCCCACGTCAATGCGGATGATATTCTTGTCCGTACATTGACGAAACTTGGATTTGAAGACTTAACTAAAGTTTATAAGAAAGTGAAAAAGTGGTATGCCTAAAATTTTGAAACGACTGGTGTTCATCGACATTGAGGGAACAATCGTGGATGATTGGTTTTCCTTTAATGCTCTGCCCGACAATATTGAAGCCATCCTTGATTATTTTGAGCCGCTAGATACGGTATGCTTGTTTACCTATGCCGTATTTGACAAGGATAAAGAACTCAAGGGAACACATCGTCTTGGTGTTATCGCTAGGGATTTACTGCGTAAACCATACCTTATGGAAAATATGCAGTATGTGTTTACAAAGAAAGATGCGATGGACACGATATACAATAGTAAGGATGTTGTGTACGATGTCTATGCGGAAATCAATTTCAATGAGAAATTCTCCAAGCAACGAGCATTTCTTGAAATGATTCGGAAAGATGAGAGATTCCATGACTGCGAATGTGTCCTAATTGACGATATGAATAAGGATGTGTGCATCGTTGAATTTCCGAAGACGAACTTACGAATCACTTACGAAACATTGGAACACATAAAGGAACTGCAAAATGCCCGAAAAGACATACCCTAATTGGTGCGACAAGTTTGATTCTATGGATGCTACGATTTACAAATCAACGGAATCGGGCAATATCCATCGTGTTATCTTGAAGAAGAATAACGGAACGATGTTAGACATTCGTTTTACCGACAAAGATGTTTCCGTACTTGGCGAGTTCGGGTATTTCATCTTCAAGGGTAATATCCAAAACCCCCGAACTTTCTTTTGTGGAACTTATTCCAATTACTCTTATTGGGAAGAAAAATTGGAATGTGCGCCCAAAGACCATTATGAAAGACCAATCGACGAAAATGCAATTATCGCCAATTTGAAAAAGCATCTCACGGATTATTGTGGGGTTGAATGGAATCCCAAAGAAGACCCTATCTATTCGGATAGAGATACCGGAGAAAGTTGGTACGATGCTATAACGGATGCCGCCCAGTACAATAAATGGGAACTTGAATCCGAAGATATTGGTAGCATCGTAGGTTGTAGCGAAAAACCCGATGCGAGATACCAATATGTCTGCGATGGTCTGCAATTCGCTTCTAATTTTATGCGTGAAAACAATGTCTTGGAACGGCTTGAAACCGAAACTAGCATCCATTGGGATAAGCCAAAGGAATGATATGTATTGGAAAAATGCCAAATATGAAATGCCCCTACATTCAAATCCTATGGGTTTCGTAATCCTAGTAGATAACACGGACACACCAATGCTAGGTCAATTTGACGAAGAATCCAAAAGATTTATGGTGTACATCCATCAAATCGGTAAGAGCATACAAGTACCGGTCAAGTATTGGCTTGCGATACCGATGCGAAGTGATGGCCCCGGTTCTAAATTTCCCCCAATACCACAAAAATAAAAAAAAGGAAAAAACAATGATTAGAAATCTCATCATTCTCTGGACTATCGTTGCAATCGTTCTCAATCTCTGCGGAGTTGGCGATTTTGCTAATTGGAAAATTACCGCCCTTCCGTGGCACTGGTCGTGTTGTTGCATCTTCTATTGGTGGCTTGCACTTTTCATTGTGACATACATCGTATGTATTTGGAAAGCGGCAAAAAGACAAGCCGAATATGATGCACTCCCAGATGCTTGGAAAGCCGTTTTGCGTAGGCATTATAAGGAGTAGGTTTACTTATGACTCTTTTCATTTTATTGTTCCTAGCACATTGTATTGATGACTTTTATATTCAACCGATGTGCTTGACATCTTTGAAGCAAAAAAAATGGTGGAAGCATAATACCCCACCGGATAAATACAATATGTACAAGAATGATTATCGTATGGCTCTAGCCATCCATGCATTTGAATGGTCTGCGGCATTATCGTTAGTTCTATTCTTGTTCGATGCTCCGGAATGGTATATAGCAACAATGTTCTTCGTGAACGGAGTCATACATTATATCATAGATGACATTAAAGCGAATATGTTAGCCATCAATCTTATTGTGGACCAGAGCATTCATATACTGCAACTTGCATTTACGGCTATCGGGTTCTATCTTTTAAGTTAGGTAAGTATTGCCGTATATTGTAAGCAATATGAAAACTGGATATTTTGCAAGACTCAAGGCATACACGGATGCCGGCTATGTGCCGGTGTCCATTGCCTTGAAGACTCCGGATTGGTATAATGGCTACATCTACAAGAAATTATCGCCCCCTTGGTGGTTGCTTACCGATTTTAAAAATGGTAGCCACAAGGATGATACGGAGTTCTATACCAAATATTTCAATACTGAAATCTTGGATAAACTTAAAGCGAATGTGGTTATTAAGGAACTTGAAGCATTAACAAATGAAACAAGGAATAACATCATATTGCTATGCTATGAGAAGCCCGGTACTTTCTGCCATAGGCATCTCGTTTCAAAATGGTTAAGACACAATGACATCCATTGTATTGAATGCATTTAAAGGATTATAGGTATGCAGATTACAAAAGCACAAGCAAAGAAGCTCAAGTATTTGGGTAGTTCCCAATCGGAAAGCAAATATACCAACATCCAGACGGATAAGGGCAAGGTCAAACACCGCGAATTTCCGTGGATTGAAGTAGCATACAATGAATCCGTTGGAGATAATGGAATCCGTGAAATTTCGGATATTACCGTCTGCGGAAGACCCTATGATGGTACAATCGACAACCTTATCTCTTTGATGGAAATGGGTAATCCGTTGATTGGCTTAACTGCGAGTGGTGTAGCATTGAAAGACCTAGACGATGTGACTATCAATAGTGTACAAGTCACTCAAGAAGAAACCGGTGCAACAAATATTGATGTGAACGCCCAGTATAAACCGGCTATTAAAGAACTTAAAATAGAAACGGAAATTCTGCCCATTTCCGATGAACCAAAAACTTTACAAGAAGCCGTTGCCCAATCGGTTGTTGAGGGCATCCATAATGATTTTGAAAAAGTAGTATCAACACCGAATACGGATGCTTCGGAAGCACTTGTTGAGACGGCAGAAAATATTATTTCCGAAGCATTGCCGAATGATTCCGAAGTAAAAGCAACCGTTGTCGATAAAAATGATGATACGGCAAAACTAGAAGTTGATGTCAAAATCCCTGCGGAAGTGGTAGTTGAAGAAAAAGAACCAGAAGAAAAAATTGAGCCACCAAAAGAACAACCGAAGAAACTCAATCGTGTACAATTACTCGATTTGCGAATGAAGTGTGCCACGGCTCGTCTTGCAGAAAAATATTATGAGCCACCAAAAACACCATTGGCTACACTAATCAAGAATTACCCCGAAGCATCTATGAAGCTCAATGAAATCTTTGCTACCGATGGCATCAAGCCCTATACAATTTCGGAAGAATCGCTTAAAGAAGCGTACCCATACGAATACAATCTTTTTATTGATGGTTAGGGTGTAATGCCGTCCGGGTTGTGCTAAAATAATTTTGCAGAATTGTCTTGACAACAATTTGATATTTAGTTATATTCAAGGTACGAATCATTTTTGTATCGGAGAATCAATAATCTATGACCAACTATGAAGACATCGCTAAAGTCATTATGGATGCAGTTGATAAGGCACGGGAGCTTAATCATACTGCGGTTGTAGTCCATGAAGAAAAACCCATCTTCACACGAATGGATTTTTGTATAGAATGTGACCGCGAGACTCTTGAACAAGTAGAATCATATCTTTCCGAAAAAGGCTATGATGTAGCAACGAATCCGGGAATTACGAACCATTGCATCTATCTTGGTACATAGGAGACAATTATGAAATGGAAACCAATCAAGACCGCCCCGGCACGGCAAGAAATTCTTGTACTTACCGACTTGGGAGAAGTTTTAGTGGCGTTCAAGAAACGCAAGAATGGTAAATACTTTGACATCAAGAACACAATCAATGGAAAAATTGAATGGGCAAACAAGGATAAACACGAACGGAATCTTACCTATTGGTTAGAAATTCCGAACCTAACTAAAAAGCAATTTGCCGCTACTTTTGAAATGCACAAAGATTGGAATAAAATGTTCAAATACTAATCGGAAATATGTTATGCATCGGCTTTCAAGTTCTAATGGTGGATTGAGCATCCATAAAAAAACAGTATTCGTGTACATCAACACCAATGTAGCCCCTCTGCCGGCTTGTACTGCGAATCATATTTCACGCAACCCGGAATATGCCGTTATGCCCATAGATGCCGTCCGCAAGACTAAAATTCTGGTGGATGAATTTCTTAATAGTTCCGATAAGAGTATGAGCATCTTTACCGTATCATCCGATGTTGTTTCGTTTGTGTATAATTACGGAAAGAAAATGAAATATTCCGTAAAAATGTTTTACGGCAAGAAACGAGTGGGAATTGAAAAAGCATTTGAATATTTTAACAAAGTCTTTGCATATAGCGATAAACTAACAAACCTTGATGAATAATAGGAGTACATTATGAGCGAAAATACAATAAAGAAAGATTATATGGGTATGATTTCTTGGGGAAATCAAACTTGCAATCGTACTCTCCCAATGTTCGGTTCGGAAATCGGTACGGATAGACCGGTTGTATTAAGAATATCTAGGGCATCCGTGACCCGCGAACTTTCGCAGAACTACTATAACTGCGAAAGTAAGCCCCTTATCGAAATTGAGATGACTCCGATGCAATGGGCAGAGTTCTTGACGGCAGGGAATACTACTGGTGTTCCGTGTACAATTCATAAGTTCAATGGCGAAACGATGTCCCCGGTAGATAGAACGAATATTGTGTCTCCGTTCATCAAGGAATCCGAAGAATGTTTCAACGACTTTAAGAAAGGTGCTACCGAACTTGAATCGTATATCAATTCCGTTCTTCAATCGGGCAAGTCTATGAATAAGACGCAAATGAAAGAATTGCTCGATAAGATTTCAAGTTATAAGAATAGAACGGTATCTAGTGTTCAATTTGTCCACGACCAGTTCAATGAAGCAATGGAAACATCCGTGACTAGGGCTAAATCGGAAATTGCCGCCTATGCGAATCGTGTCCTTAATGGCACCGGTTGTTCTTGCACCATCGGTCACGATGAAACACCCCTGCAAATTGATATTTCAAAAGGAGATAACTAAATGGCAGATAAACTTTATCTTGTCAAAATTGATGCTTATAATTGCTATGACGTGTACGATAGTGCTATCATTCAATGTGAATCCAGAGATGTACTGGACCAACTCATAGAAGACAAGGCATTTTCGGATAGTCTTTTCAACGATAACATTGATTCTAGCCGGTTTAATTTCCACATTGCTAGTTATCAAAAAGTGGTGTCCATCGAATATATTGGGGATGCAGTTCTTCCAAGAAAAGATGGCAAGACCGCTATGATTCTATGTTCAAGTTTCAATGCCGGGTAAGTCCGTATATTATGTTAAGGCAAAACTTATCATAAGGATTGAAAAATGAACATTACGATTAACAACGGATTTTCCGATACGAAAGAACCCCATATCTACAAGAAGAAGCCGGTAGAAGTCAAGGCACTCAAATGGACTGGGGATAACTTTGAAGCCATCAAGAAGTTTGCCGGTGACAATGTAAAGATTGAAGATGGGGAACTCATCATTAAGACTCTTGAAGACGGCAAGGATGGTAAGGCAAAGCACGCCGCAAGCATCGGGGATTTCGTTATTCAAGGAATCGAAGGCGAGTTCTATTTCTGCAAGCCGAAGATTTTCAATGACTCTTACGAATTGGTTGAATAAGTATGAAAATTCTTTTAACCGCAGACTGGCATATTCGTGGGGATGCCCCCGTATGCCGAGTCAATCCCGATGAATGGATGGATGACCAAATTAAGTCCATTGAGCAACTTATACCTATTGCGGATAAGTGCGATGAAATGTGGATTCTTGGAGACCTTTTCCATAGGGCTAGAACATCCACGGAAGCAACGGTCATCGCTTCCACTACATTGAAAAAGTTCACGAAGCCTATTCGCATTCTGGTGGGCAACCACGATGAGTTGCAACATCAATACGAAAATGTGCAAAAGTCCACTATCGGTGAAATCCTTGTCTATTACCCCGAACTGCAATGCCATAATATAGGCAAGTTGATTGTTTCCGCTTATCCGTTTGGAACTGAACCGAACTTGATTAAGCATAGCGATATTTGGGCTACCCATCAACTTGTTTTCCCCGATAACGATTCACGACCCCATAATAGTATGGGTAAATCTATAACGGCTATTGGTGTTATCGCAGAAGATTTGTTGAGCCGTTCGGATGCCAAGGTCATCGTGACTGGTGACTATCATCACGGCTACATCAAGGAGTTCGGAGACCGCAAGGTTATAACTCCGGGATGTCTCAATATTCAAGCATCCGATATGAGCGATTATGAACCGATGTGCTTCATCCTTGATACGGACACACTTGAAGTCGAGAAAATCAAGCTCAAAACTTTTGGAAAAGTTCATAAAGACCCGAAGCGTGAATCCCAACAAGAACTTGAGACCTATATTGAGGGTCTGCAAGACTTTGAAGTGCCACATCTTGATTTTGTGGCAAATGTCAAAGAAGCAATGTTAGATGCCCCCGAAGGTGTCCGTATTGCCGTGGATGACATTCTGGATTCCTATAACCCCGAAGCAAGTAATTAACACAATGCTAACCATAATCACGAACCATCCAATCGCATCTCTAGTAATCGGCGTCATCCTTATATCCGTGGCTCAATTTGTAGTGGATTGGTTCTTCTTTATTGGTATATACAGAAACAAACAACGACAAAAAAGGACTAAATATGGCAACCGTAAATATGGAAAACATCAAAAACCGAATCGACGAACTCAAGAATCGCAAGGCGAGAGCCGAGGGTCAAAAGAGTTCCATTGAAGATTCGTGGAAGCGAGACTATAACATTTCCACTCTGGAAGAAGCCGAAGAATTAAAGGCTTCTATGGAAAAGGAACTTGACGATGTTCAAGCCGAACAAGAAAAATATCTTGCCGAAGCGGATGCCCTTCTTTCCGAAGCGGGTGTGTGATGAATTTAGAAGAACTGCAAAAGAAAGTCAATGCCGGTCGAGCAAGGTTGGATGTTCTTACCTCCAATCTTAACAATAAGACCATAGCCGTTGCTTCTTTGAAAGAAACCTTGGATAACCAGAAGAAAGCATCTGCCCTTTTGCAAGATGTGGCATCCAAGACACAAGAACAACTCAAGAATGCCGTAGAAACGGTGGTGCAAGGTTGCATCAATCTTTTGTTTCCGGGATATGAGTTCAAGGTTAATTTCGTACCGAAGCGTGGCAAGGTGGATGCGGAATTTCGTATCTGCAAGGGTGGCACTGAACTAGACCCATTGGCTTCAAATGGTGGTGGTGTCGTGGATGCCATTACATTCTCGCTCCGTGCCGGGTGTCTGCGGTTGGCGGGTAAGCGTCCAATTC